GAAGAAACAAACGAAAACATTTTATTAGTAAAATCGTTTTTCGAGCCTAAAACTGCAACTTACATGCAGAAATTAACAGGCATTAAATCAAGTGGCCAAATTCCTCAACTTACAGATGAGATGTATTGGCAAACAGGTGGCACTTGTGGATTGATTAACGCTTCAGGCGATACTTCAATTACTGCAAGAGTGCTAACAGTTGGTAAAATTAAAGCAGAGAAATCATGGTGCGTGGCTGACTTAGAATCTAAGTACACTCAGTTATTGCTTTCACCAGGTTCTCAGTATGAGTCTTTGCCAGGTGGAATAGACCAAGCTTTTATGGAGTTTGTAATGGGTTCACAAGGCGAAAAAGTTGAATTAGCAATTTGGCAAGGTGACACCACTGTATGGCAAGATTACTTAAATAAGTTCGATGGACTTGTTAAGATTATCAACGCTGCAAGTGGTACAGTTCAAGCTAACGCTGCTGCTTTTGGAACAGTTGTAACTTCAATCACTGCCGCAAATGTATTAAGCGTTGGAGATATGATTTACAATGCTATCCCTGCTGCATTACTTGACAAAACTGATTTGAAAGTTTTCATGGGTGTTGATAAAGCAAGACTTTATTTAAATGCTTTGAAAGCAGCAAACTTATTTCATTTTAATCCATCAACAGATCCATTAGCTGAGTTTCCAATCTATGGAACTAACGTGATGATTGTTCCTGTTAATGGTTTAACAGGCGTTAACGCTGCTTATGCTTTAAGAACTTCAAATATGTTCTTAGGTGTTGACTTAGAGAACGAAGAAGAAGAAATGAGAGTTTGGTATAGCGAAGACTATGACACTGTAAACTTACGAGTTAAGTTTAAAATGGGAACTCAAGTTGGTATTACTTCACAAGTAGTTAAATTTACATATTAATTATGCCTTGCGCAATAGTAAGTGGTTACGCATTAGATTGTAAGGATGTTGTAGGTGGCATATCAGCCATCTACATCACCGAACTTGCCAACGTAACTACTATAACAGAAAATGCAAGTGGCTATGTGACTGCAATCACTAAGGCTGCTGGAAAGAAATTTTACCAGTATGCTTTATTGCCAAGAGGAGCGAATAATTTCACTCAAAATATCCAAGCAGACGCGGCAGCAGGAACTGTTGCATACGAGCAATCGGTTGTTGGAAACTTTTCAAAATTGCAATACGAAACACAAATCGTGCTTGAGCAATTGATAAAGAACAGAACAATTGTAATTGTTAAAACCAAAGATGATAGTTACTTTTTATTCGGTAAATTAAACGGAATGGAAGTAACTGCAGGTTCTGCTAATTCAGGCCAAGCAATGAATGAATTTCAAGGTTACCAATTGACTTTTACAGGAATGGAAAAAGCATTGGCAAACGAAGTTGATTCAAGCATTATTGCTGCCTTACTTACTTAAAAGAAAGTTGTTGTTAGTTGTACAGAGAAGGCTATCCATTGTGGTAGCCTTTTTTGTTTAACAATTTTTGTTTTATTTTATATATTAAATTGTGATCGAATTTAGAAAAACATACACCAACACTGTAACTGTTACGCTAACGGAAAACGCAACTATAAGCAATCCGATTTATTTGTTTCTTTTTAAGAATCAACAAAGCGGAGTAAATTATTATTTTATTGCAACAGATACATCTGCATTTAAACAACGCTACAATCAATTTCAAGTAATTGAAAAGGCAAATGCAAACACTTTAAATGGCGAAGTAAGTTTAGACAATGAAGGCTTTTATGATTACACAATTTATCAAACAAGTTTAGCCAATACAACAGGATTGGCAAATGCATTGGCAGCAGTTCCTTTTATTACTAAAACAGTTGAAGTTGGTTTGGTTTGGGTTGTGCCTGACGAATTACAAACAACAGATTACAACCCGTTATCAACAACAACAATTATTTATAATCCAGAATGAGAGAAAACAATTATGAATCTTTAATGTCGGTTCAATTCACGAACGACAAAGTGCCGCAATTTATTGAGCCTAAAAAGTCGGATAAAATACCATTCGTTAAGTATGGCGAAACAAATAATTATCCTGAGTTTTTGCTTACGTTGTTTAATCGTTCGGCAAAGCATAACGCAATCTTAACATCAAAGCAAACATACATAAAAGGTCAAGGATTTTATTTTGATCAAACCAATATGGATGGCGAAAGCATTGTTGCATTGCAAGCTTTTATTGATCATCCAAATCCATACGAATCGCTTGACGATATAATGGGCAAAACCACTCTAGATAATGAGTTGTTTGGCGGATTTTATTTGCATGGAATTCCATCTAAAAGCGGAAAGAAATTTGATTTGTATCATATCGACTATTCTAAAATAAGAAGTGACGAAAAAAACGAAAAGTTTTACATCTCCGATTGTTGGTTAAACGAAGATGGCAGCGAAAACACAAACATTAAAGCGGACCAATATTTTGTAGTTGAACCATACGATGAAACAAAAAAACAAAAGGATTGGATTTTTTATTATAAGTCATACAGACCAGGTTTAAATACTTACACGCTGCCTGAGTATATTGGCGCAGTGCCTGCTATTATTACCGATGCTGAAATTGCCAATTTTCATAGAGCAGAAATACAGAATGGATTCAAAGGTTCAAAGTTAATTGTTTTCAAAAATGGTGTGCCATCAAACGAGGAAATAAAGTCTGTTGAAAAGCGAATGAAAGCAAAGTTTGCGCCAACCGATAAAGCAGGCACATTTGTAATTGACTTTGTTGACGATCCAAACATGGTTCCTGAGATTTTAGATTTATCCGCAGGAGATTTTGCTGACAAATACAACGCTTTAAACAAGACGATACAAGAAGAAATATTTGTCGGGCATAAAATTACCTCACCTATGTTATTCGGAGTGCGGGTAGAAGGCCAATTGGGTGGAAGAAGTGAATTAGTTGATGCTTATAACTTATTTCAAAACACTTATGTTGCACCAAAGCAAGCAACACAACAACAAGTGTTTGATTATTTTGCACCAGTAAAAGGCAAGTTAAAAATCAAACCTACCGAGCCTATCATGCCATCGTTTAGCGAATCTGTTTTATTGCAGATTTTAACTAAAGATGAAATGAGGCAAATTATAGGTAGAAAACCACTAGACATCAAAGCTAATTTGAACACATCAATCGTTGATGATTTGAATGCATTAAGTCCATTAGTTGCAAACAAGGTATTAGGCACATTGACTGCAAACGAAATTCGTGAAATAGTTAGCAAGCCTGCTATAACAGGTGGCGAAACAATACCAAGTGCAACACCTGCTGCATTTAGTAAGTGTGAGCATTTTAGTTCAGATGATGAAGTTGATTACGAAGTGTTTTCAAAGTATGGAGAACCGATTGAGAATTTTACAAGCATTAAGCATAAAAAGTTTATTTATTCAAAGCAAGATTTCATTAGCAAATTAGATGAAGGCGTTTTGGATTTAATAAAGAAAACGCCAAAGATTTCTGTTGAAGATTTAGTAAAGATTTTAAAGGTTGATAAAACAAAAATTGAAACATCTATTGAAACTTTAATTGGTGATGGATTAATTAATAAAGATTTAAAGATAACTACTAAAGGAACAAATAAGGACATCCCAACGTTTGAAGACATATTTATTAGGTATCGTTATATTCTTAGACCAGATGCACCTGCATTGTTGCCAGGTGGTGAGTCAAGAGCGTTTTGCGATGCTATGATTTCAAACCCTAGATACTTTACACGCGAAGATATCGAAAACATTAGCGATGAATTAGGCCAAATATATGGCATACCAAATTATGATGCGTTCAAAAGACGTGGTGGATGGTATCACGATCCAAACAAGGATGTGAACTTGCCTTTTTGTAGACACATTTGGAATCAAGAATTAGTTAAATTAAAGTAATATGGCAACAGCAATATTTTTAAGTGAGCAAACATTAAAAGCAGAATCAATTTTGCAAGATAACGTTGATATGAAAGTGGTAACACCAACAATTAAAGACGTTCAAAATATGTACATCCTGCCAATATTAGGCACGAGTTTATACAATGATATTTCTTCAAAGATTATCGCAAGCACGTTAACAAATAACGATAAGAATCTACTTGATTTATACATCACGCCTGCCATGATTTGGTATGTGCGTATGGAATTACCTTTAAATATTAATTACAAGTATTTCAATAAGTCGGTAGGTGTTCAAAACGCAGACAACATGAATCCTGCTAGTCTTAGCGAAATTCAAGTGTTAATGGACAGATGCAAGAACAAGGCCGAATGGTATAGCGAACGCATTACAAAGTATTTGCTATCAAATCAAACGTTGTTTCCATTGTATTTGAGCCAAACCGATGTTGACATTGATACTATATTTGCCAACAGAACAAACTACACTAGCGGAATGGTAATTGGAGATTCAAATTGCTGCGCAGGTGAGTATAATTTCCAAGGAATACGAGTTGATAGAGGCATGTTAAATAGAGGATGCAATGACTGCTAAAAAAAACGTAAAAAAGTTACAAGAATTTATTAAAAAACAAAATGCAATTCTACACATTAAACCAAATACTCAACGACCT